CTAGATCGGCTACTGCTGAGAAAAAGAATATAGAGAATGTTCCTAATGAAGAACAGATTGAATGTTTAAGGCAACTTTGTGTCAATATTCTTCAACCTTTGAGAGATGACTTTCAGAAACCTTTGGTCATAAGTTCTGGCTTTAGGTCTAAGAAACTGTCTTTAGCCATTAATTCAAAGACTACCTCACAGCATTGTAAAGGTCAGGCAGCAGATTTTACTATTCCAGGTATAGATAATAAAAAGGTATTCAAACATATCATAGAAAATCTACCAATGGATCAAGTCATACTTGAATATTATAAGGAAGATGATACTAAGGAATACAGTAACGAAGGTTGGATTCATTGTTCTTATGTGCCAAAAGGTAGAGGACAAGCTCTAACTAAAGATGATACTGGATATAAATTATGGCAATAGACAAATCTAAAATGAAATGCAACTCACCTAAACGACAAGTTCAGGGTGGTAAAAAGTTTGTAGTTAAAGCCTGTAAAGGTGGTAAAGAAAAGATTATTAGATTTGGTGACTCATCCATGAAGATAAGAAAATCAAATCCAAAAGCTAGAAAAAGTTTTAGAGCAAGACATAGATGCGAAACTGCTAAAGATGTATTCTCAGCTAGGTATTGGTCTTGCAAGAAATGGTAAGAAAGTTATTAAAATTCATAGTGAAAGCTAGAATGCTATATGCTGATCTAAGGGGACATCATGGTAAACGATGGAACTATGAACCTGGTGATTGGTATATGGGAAGAAAAAACAAACATAAATAGGAGATAACTATGCCAATGGTAAATGGAAAAAAATATCCTTACACTAAAAAAGGTAAGGCTGCAGCTAAGAAAGCTAAGATGAAGAAAAAGAAAAAGATGAAAGGTAAGAAATACTAATGCCTTATTCTAAATACTCTGCAAAGCAAAAGAAACTAGCAAGAGTTGCACCACCAAGAGATAAGATAACTGGTGCTGACTTTAAAGCTATGAAGAAAAAAAAGAAAAAAATGAAAAAGAGAAAATAATGAAAAAAGGTTATCATAAAACTAAAGATGGAAGAACTGTAAAGAAAGGTTTGTACTATTACATGAACAAAAGAAAAAAAGCAGGTACAAGCAGAAAAGGTAAAGGCACAGTTTCTAATAAGGCATTAAAAAAAGCAAAGAAAACTGCTAAGAAAAAATAATTGTTATTAGGTGTAGTTGCTAGTCAACTGGGTATGATGGAGGGGTAATACTATTCGTATGTCAAAATTTAAAAAGAAAACTTGGGTAAGGAAAGAAAAGATAGTTACTGTTGGTTCTTGCAAGTATTGTCAAAAAGAAATGACAAGTGAAGACTCATTCATTCCAATTGGAAAAGTAATAAGAGGTAAGTACAAATATAAAAATGCACATTATGATTGCGTCAGTAATCAAGAACATAAATCTAGTTTTGATTGGTAATCAACTTTCCCAAAAATTCATAGCATCTCTTAGATAATTCTCATCTTCGCTTTTCCAAAAGTAATGGTCAAACTGTGGCTGAATATAGTCTTTAACTACTTTAGGATCTGAACTAATAGACATTAAATTTTGCCTTACCTTACATCTTTGAATTATCTTAGGTATTCTTTTCTCTATATTCTCTGGTTTAAGTTCTTCACAATTACCTGCATGAAATACTTTGTAAGATTTCTCATTAATATAGCAAAGATAAACTGGTACTTTAAATACCGAATAATAAAAATCTATCTGTAATAAATGAAAAGGCTCTGGACTATTCTCTGGTAGTTTCTTGGTCAACCAAGACCTAGTACCATCTTTCTTTACAATTCCTTTTCTTGGAAATTTACATTTATCTTCAATAATAAGTTTATCTCCTTTTAAATCACAGTAACCATGAACAGGAATATTAATACCATCGAACCATCTAAAAGCCTCAATCTCTGGTTTGCAAGTATCATAACCTGGTATTGATTGATGAGCTGCATGACCATTAGCAATCATATCTCTTATAATACTTTTATAATGATCGAATTCGTCTTGGTCTTTTAGTTCTGGGATAATCTTATTGAGTTTATCATTTACCGGTACAAACATTATTCTTGCTCCCCAAGTAATTCTATTTCATTTTGAAAAGCAACATTAAAGTTTTCAGCAATAGGATCTTCATTATCATAATTTGATAAAAAATAAGATAAAGGTCTTCTTAAAAACTTAGCAATCTTAATTAAATTAATTAAAGGAATTCTATTAATGCCTTTCTCATATTTCTGTATTTGTTGAAATGTAGTATTAGCTGCTTTAGCAACTGCACTTTGAGTTACTATAAAACTCTTACCACTAAATTTATGAACTTTACTAAGTCTTGCTTGTTTAAGTTTCTTTCCAAGTTCTATGTAGAACTGATTATCTTTTTCTAGGTTTCTTTTATATTCTCTTGTAATACGCATATCTTTCCTTTCATTTAGAGTATAGTACCCCTAAGTAAGTTTCACAACTTTTAATATATACTTAATTAAGTATATAGAAATATAGAATCTTTGTTTTCTGCCTCTACAATTCTTCTGAATAACTGATTGTATTCTTTAAAGTTTTGTAAAGTATGTACGCATTGTCTTCCTTTTCCATCTTTAGCACCCATTATCTTTTTATGTGCCTTATCCAACTTTGCATACAAACGAACATTACTATTACTTAGTGCCATCGTTTTCTCCACCACCGATTAGTTTAATTTTTGCCTTAGTAAATCTAGTATCGGTGATGATAAACTTTGCAGACTCACTAGGCATTTTTTGATTATGTGCTTTCTCTGTTGCTTCTTCAACAGTTGCACCATCAAAAATTTCTTCAAACTCAGCTGCTATTTCTATGTCAGATTTTTTAACTACTTTAACCATTTAATACAATGTTTCTGCTATAACCTGCATAATCTCTTTTTATTTCGTTTCGTTCTTCTAACTTGGTTATCAGAACACTAACTGAGTTTTTGCTTTTATAACCCATTTCATTAGCCATTTCTTTAAAAGTTGGCATATATCCAAATTTTGTACTATAATTTTTAATGAATTGCAATAGCTTGAGCATTTTTGGAGTCATAGGTCTTTTACCTCTTACTGTTTTCGTCATTGATTACTAACCTCCTTAATAATTCTGCGTAGCCATTGATGTCATCAAAGCTATCTTTTTTATAACTATCTGATTGCATAACTCTCCAAAGTTTTAAAAAAACCATGAAAATACCAAAGAATTTCAAGGGTACTTTAATATCTTTGTTGTTATAAACTGATAAATATTTTTCCATTATTCCTGCCATTACAAAAGATGTATTATCAAAATGTCCATAATCACTTTGTTTTTCGTTTAGCAGTCTTTCTAGTTCACTAATAAATTTTACATTATCTGACATAATTTCCTTGTTTATCTTTGCAAAAGTGAGCAAAGACATTTTCGTTTTTATATTTTATTAATACCCAAATTTGATTGTTACCTGGTTTATAATCTGGGTTATTAATGAATTTAACTTTCTTATAAAACATATCCTCACAAGTGATAGGATTGAGGGAGCTAACAATGAAAGGTATTTTTTCATATTTAAGTTTCCCATCACTTGTAAGAATAGCCAAAATTAAAAAAACTACTTTCAAAATTAGAAAGGAATTTCTTTACTTTGTGCCTTACCTTGTTTAGGTCTGGGTTCGTTTTTATATCCTGACAGAATAGTTCCTTCATCGTTTAACCAACCGATTAAACCTTTCTGACCACCTGCATCTGGATAATTCATTTCACCGGTAAACTTGTCATCACCTTTGAATAAAACTCCAATTTGAGCAAAGACTCTTACAAATTTAGTTTTACCATCTTTAGATGCTGCCTTAGAACCTAAGATAGTTCCTTTATTACCATTGTCCAAAGTTACATTTCCTGAGAAATCAATTTTGATGGCTTTTTCATTGTTGGCATCATAAGGAAATAAAACAAAATCCTTCTGCTTACCACTACCATTGTTTGTTGACATTATTTTGTCCTCCATTTTTCTTTATTAGTTGTTGTTGTTGTTCAAATAGCTTTTCAGTTTCTTGGTCTGAATTGCCATTCTTTTTCCAATTAGAATATAAAGCAGTCAACTTAGTTTCTGTTGTTTGCTTTTGTATTTGATCCTTAATTGAAACTGTTTTAGTTGTGCTTTGATTATTAGTATTTTGATTATTCAAAGCATTTACTAATTCTTCTGCACTAGCATATTCTGAACCAGATAGTCCAAAGGCAGCTAAACATCTTCCTAATGATGAACTACTACAATTTTCTAATGCACTTGTTTTGTTAATAAAATTTGCGTTTCTATATTCTTCTGCATGACCTACAGAGTAAATTACATCACCAATATAAAGTTCAGTTTTAACAACAACTCTATCGGCATCATGGAAAATAACTTCCTCATTAAATCTAGCCTCTGGGAAATAAGTCAATAAATGTTTATGTCTTTCATTAACTGTAGAATATTTTTTACCTTTAATATTTACAGTTGGGATATTGCTTAAATTTTCAAGACATTCCTTTCGTCTTTCTTTAAAGCCACCCTTACTTTTTTCTTCTGCTTGTGGTTTTAGTTTCATCTTTCGTTCCTTCCTTTTTTAATTTATGGTTTGTAAATAATAATTCGTCTTTTAGCGATTGAATTTCTAATTTTAATTTGTGTATTTCTTCATCTCTTTCAATTAATTTTTTAGAATATCTTTTATTATCTTCCTCAAGATTTCTTACCTGAGTTTGTAATTTTGCTAATTGCATTAATGTATTTTGATCTGTCATTTTTTACCTTCCATTACCTCATCTATAGTTAAGTTATAAACAATTATGTCTTGTAATGCTTGACCAACAAAGCCACCAAATATCATCTTTGGATTCGGTGATATTTTTTTTCTTTGCTCTGCAGTTAAAACGCAGTAATCGTTAAACCATTGATCTACATTCTTATTAAGTTGTGATGGGGATAAGTGGTCTGCAGTAAACATTCCACCTTCTTCTTTTTTTGTCCATTCCTTTCCAATTGTTTTCATATTGTTTTTAATACTGATAATACAAAAATAGTCAATAAACTATACATAGATAATTACAACCTTAGAGGTCATTCATGTTATAAAGTTCTTTAATGTCAATTTTATATGCAGCTGGTCTATCGTAGTGTCCAAAGTTAGTTAATCGTTCTGGCATATCATCTACAAAAGGAAACCAACCCATTATAGAAAAATTAAAATCTTTATCGTTATCTTTTATAATTAAAATATATTTTCCTTTCTTCTCACCAGGTCTAATCAGTAAAAAATTATAATTTCTTTTTTCTTGAGTTCTTATCTCAATATTGTTTTGAAAGTCTGAGTCGTTATATCTTTCTAAATTGTCGGTATAAGAACCATTATAAAAATTATTCATAGCCTTTGCATAAGCCACTTCACCTAAAGCACCTAAAAATCCATCAGTTAATTGTCCTTTTAATCCTTTATTGTAGCCATAAGAAAAGCCTTTATTCATTTTAAGATTACCAATAAATCTTTTATTGGCTGTGTCTAATGCTAATTCAACATCAATAGGTTTCAGTTCAACTTTTATCATATTTTCTCCTTGTAAATATAGTTCTCCAAAACCAAGAACGCATCATTGAAATAACTGTAAAGATAACAGCTATGTGAAAACTCTCCAAGATTGTTGGGTGTAGGTCAAAAAATGGAAATATAAATAATTGAATTAATGTAGATAAGATTAATCCACTACCCACATCAATTACAGTTTCAAATAAGTTTCTCATTTATCAAATAATCCTAATTCTTTATCAATTCTTTTTTTAGCAATATCAATATATTTTTGATTTAGTTCTATTAAAACAGCATTACGATTATTTTGAGCTGCAACTATTCCTGTTGTTCCACTACCACCAAAAGGATCTAAAATTAAACCACCTTCTGGACAACCTGCTTTAATACATGGTTCTATTAAATCTTTAGGAAAAGTTGCAAAATGTGCGTCTTTAAAAGGTTTAGTAGTTACAGTCCAAACATTTCTTTTATTTCTACCACTTAAAGCATCTTGTTTTGATTTTTCTGTTCCTATGTATTTTGAAAATTGATTTTGTTTTCCATTTACATAATCTCTTTCTTCATTACCTTTCCAACCACTTTTATATCTTTGTTTAGTGCTTTCAGTTGTAGGCTCTTTTATGGATTTATAATCATAATAATATTTTTTATTTTTTGTAATTAGCCATATTTTTTCATGGCAATTTGTAGGTCTATCTTTAACACTTTCAGGCATTGGATTAGGTTTATGCCAAATAATTTCTGATCTTATATACCAACCAGCTTCTTGTAATGCTATAGCAACTCTATTTGGTATCATTAATAAATCTTTTTCTTTTATACCATCTTGTACTGGAGTTCTTGTTACTCCATAATTTTTATTACCTCTTAAAGATTGATTAGTAGTAGATGTTCTTTTACCACTTGAATAACTATCTCCAACATTCCACCAAACTGTAGCATTATCTTTTAATTTAGGTTTAAATGTTTTAAAAATTTTAACTGTATTACTTAAATATTCTTGATAAGTTTTTTCTAAACCAAACTGACCTTCAACTCCATAATCTCTCAATCCAAAATAAGGTGGAGAACTAACAACACAATCAATGGAATTATCATCAAGTTCTTTTATTTTATCTATACAATTACCATGTAAAATTTTTATTTTTTTCATTTTTTATTTCTTTTCCTTTCTCTTTCTATATCTATTTCTTTATTTCTTATTTCATATTCTTCAAGAGTTGTATTGGTATGATGTTTAAAATAACATTCGG